GTGATAGTTGCTCTGTTGATGATATGGACAAACTATGCCCGAATGAGCTTGTAGATATGTGGTTAACTGACCCTCCTTACAATGTAGCTTATGAAGGCGGAACATCGGATAAACTGACTATTATGAACGACTCAATGTCTGATGATACTTTTAGACAGTTCTTAAGAGATGCTTACGCTACAGCAGATACAAAAATGAAAGCAGGTGCTGTGTTTTATATCTGGCACGCTGACTCAGAAGGTTATAACTTCAGGGGTGCTTGTAAAGATGTCGCTTGGCAGGTTAGACAAACACTTATCTGGAAGAAGTCGTCAATGGTGTTAGGTCGTCAGGATTATCAATGGCAACACGAACCTTGTCTTTATGGTTGGAAAGAAGGCTCATCACATTTATGGTCGTCGGATAGAAAGCAGACAACTATTCTTGAGTTTGATAGACCAAGCAGAAATAAAGAACACCCAACAATGAAGCCCGTAGAGTTAATTGCATATCAGTTGCAGAACAATACGAAGGGTGACGATTTAGTATTAGACTCTTTTGGTGGTAGTGGCTCGACATTGATTGCGAGTGAGAAACACGGAAGAAGAGCAAGGTTGATGGAACTTGACCCGAAGTATGTTGATGTGATAATTAGAAGGTGGCAGGACTACACTGGTGGAACAGCCACGCTAGAAACATCGGGTGAGAGTTTTAACAGTTTAGAGGTCGGGGATAAAGAAGCGGTGGAATGATAGCAATTGGGGAATTAATATTAATTTTAACGCCCGTTCTTGCCCTCTAATTAGTTACAAAATGTGACATATAAAAAAGAAGATGAATGCAAAGAAAGAAACAATGATTGAAGCACTTGAGAAGTCCCTAGGGATTGTTACTCCTGCTTGTAAGAAAGTTGGTATTTCAAGGCAGACACATTACCGTTGGTTAGATGAAGATGAAGAGTATAAAAAAGCTGTTAAAGAATTAAACGGTGTGGCTCTTGATTTTGCTGAAACAAAACTACACCAACAAATAGACAATGGCAACTCAACTGCGACTATTTTCTATTTAAAGACCAAAGGCAAAGAGAGAGGATATGTTGAGCGAAACGAACTTGACTTATCCAGTAGTGATGAAAGCCTAAAGCCAACAATAATTAACTTGGTGGCAAAGAATGTCGAAGAAACCGTCTGAAGTAGATATAGAACTCCCACCAAAGCTCGTCCCAGTCTTTCAAGGTGAGGCTAGATATCGTGGTGCTTTTGGTGGTCGTGGCTCTGGAAAGACCCGAACATTCGCCCTTATGACGGCTATAAAGGGATATCAATGGTCACAACAAGGAATAGAGGGACAAATAGTCTGTGCTCGTGAGTTTATGAACTCATTGAGTGAGTCATCGTTTGAAGAGATAAAAGTAGCAATCCACAGCACACCGTTCTTGAATGAGCATTATGAAGTGGGCGAAAGATATATCAGAACCAAAGACCGCAGGATAACTTATTCTTTTATTGGTTTAAGGCGTTCACTTGACTCAATCAAATCAAAGGCTAGGATATTGTTAGCGTGGCTTGATGAAGCAGAACCAGTCAGCGATATGGCATACACTAAGCTCATACCAACAGTCCGTGAGCAAAACTCAGAGATATGGGTCACTTGGAATCCAGAAAACAAGTATTCAGCAACTCACGAGAGATTTAGGGACAATCCTCCTGCAGGTGCTAAGATAGTTGAGGTAAACTGGTCAGACAACCCTTGGTTTCCAGATGTGCTTGAAAAAGAGCGTTTAGAGGACAAGGAAAAGCGACCAGATATGTATGACCATATATGGGAAGGGCATTTTTTAACATTCTCGGAAGGTGCTTATTATGGTCGTGAAATGAGAGTGATGAGAGAAGAAGAGAGGTTAACTGATGTTAGATATAATCCTGCTGTTGGAGTTGTATGCAGTTTTGACTTGGGTGTAGGAGACTCAACTGCTATTTGGTTTGCACAGTTTGTTGGTGCAGAAGTTCATATTATTGATTATTACGAGGCTTCGGGTGTCGGGCTAGACCACTACGCTAAGGTCTTGCAGGACAAAGGTTATGTGTATGACCAATATATCCTGCCACACGATGTTAGGGTTAGAGAACTCGGCACTGGTATGTCTCGCTTAGAAACACTTGCTGATTTAGGTATCCGTGATGTAGAGATAGCACCGCAGTTACCAGTCGACGATGGCATTCAGGCAGTTCGTTCTATGCTTTCCCGTTGTTGGATAGACAAAGAGAAATGTGAGCGTGGTGTTGATTGTCTGGTAAACTATTCTAGAGACTGGGATGAGAACGGCAAAACTTGGCGTGTTCGACCAAGGCACGACTGGGCTTCACACGGGGCAGATGCTTTCAGGTATTTAGCTGTAGGATACAGACCGTTAAGTTCTAGTTGGGGTGAGCCAATAAAGAGGAACTTAGCAGGTGTTGTTTAATGGCAAATGAAATAAAAGGAATATTTGATTACATTAGAGAGGGACTAGGAGAGCAGATAAGCCCACTAGGTTCTGCGTATTCAAAGTTCTTAGAGTTACCCCCAGAGTTAAGACAAGGACTAATATCCCAAGACACAAGAGAAAGCGTAGCAAATATGAAGCCTGCACCTTACGATACACAAGAGGGTGGCTTTCAAGGTGTTATGGGCGGTTCTCAGATTGGCGGTCAAGAGTTAATATCAAGCTCAGACCCGACAGATTATGGCAGAGCAGGAGGAGAAAACCTAGGTAGTGCTGACAAGTATGTCGCAGAAACTCTCCTTGGCACAGCCGACATTTTAGCCCAACCTGATGTCATCGGAAAAGAGCTCCTTGATATCGGTGGAGGGCTAATTCAAAAGTCACAAGGAATAGAAGGAACAGAGCAGGTTAAGAAAGCAGAAGGGCTTATTGACGCTGTGAAGAACTTTGACTTTAACAAATCATTATACGAAGGTGGTGGGGCTGTTGACTTGGCTCTAGGCGGTATGGCTGTTGCACCTTTCGTTGCCAAGAAACTTAAAGGCTTACCTGCAGGAATGTCTGTTACAGATATCAGCAAGGAAGCACCAACAAACGAAGGCTACTTTATGAGGTCAACCGATGTCCTTCTGAACGACCCTAAGTTTGCAGGTAAAGAAGCGATTGCACCTCAATCACTTATAACCGTTAAGAAAGACGGTGATGTAGCAGGTGAGTTAAGAAACTCTGGTGTGTCCGTTCAAGAGATGAAAGAAATCGGATTGATTGACTTTATCGAGCAGAAAAGAGCCGAGGGCGTTAAGAAAATACCCAAGCAAGAGCTGATAGACTTTATTGAAGAGAACAAGCCAACTGTTGCCCCTACTTATGTGACTTGGGCTGACCAAGAAGGGTTTAGCGAGGATTTTGACCAATCATTTATGAGTGCGTTTGATGTTTATGGAGAAGGAACGCCAACAGCATATATTGACTATGATTTACAAGAATTAAGACCATCTAATAATTTTTACAGTGGCTATTATGATGGAGTAGAAGTTCGAGCTATTGATAATGAAAATCCGTGGAAATTTGAGTATAAAAAAGAAAAAATTAACCATCAACAGAAACTATTTGCTACAGAAGGTGAGTTTAAAGGCGGTCAAAACCCGTTTGTTAGAGATGCCATTGAGCGTGACCTAACTGATTTTTATCATTGGACTGTAAGAAAATATAACAGCCGACCAGAGGACAATCCTTATTCAGTAAGAGAGACAAGACCTGAAATAATGGATAATCCTGATGTTTACCTTAACCGTCAGTTTAAAGAGCAAGCTATAAATAACGGTGGATTATGGTCTTTCACAAACGACCTAGATAAAATTGTCCCTAACTTTAAAGAAGATATTTCAGAATACCTAGACGACATCTGGAAAAAGAACGGCAAGGAATATGAATGGAAGATGGGCGACTATGTTATTTCTGGAAAACCTACTGGTAATAAAAAATTAGAAAAGATTACTGGTGAAGTAGATGGTATGCAAGTCCGCTCTAATATCGGCACCTATGGTGACATAGAAAGTTTGGAAGGTGCTATTAAAAATAGATTACAGCAAGATGCAGGAGTAATTCTTCCTAAATATGGCACTTACACAGCAAGCGGTAAATCGTCTGGTTATGAAGAAATACCCGTTGTTGTTAGTAAAAAAGACTATAGAGGATTTGAAGAATCTGGTCTAAGTAATGAAGAAGCGTTTAGTTTTGGACGAATACACCCTTTAGGCACAGACGAGCCATATTTGTTTCATTTAAGAAGTAGCACAAGAAAAGACTTATCAGGAAACAAGTTTTATTACATTGAAGAGCTACAATCGGACTGGCACCAGAAAGGAAGGGCAAGAGGCTTTATAGATAGTAAAAAAGTAAAAGAAGCTGAAGAAATATTAAAATCACCAGATTATGAAACCAAGAAGGCTGACTATTACGCCTTAAAAAGACAAGCCAATCGTATTGATAACGATATATGGGACAATTACAGTCATTTAACATACAGCTATGCTAATCCTAAAACAAACTTAAATGATTTAATGGATGCTTACAACAATTATGGTGTAAATAAAAAGTACTACACAGACTATCTTCACGAGGCTTTATCTGATGCTGAAGATATCCTACCTGCTGACTTAAAATATCCAAAGCTTAATGAGATGTCTTTTCAACAAATATTGAAGCGTGTTGATGAGTTGCCAAGAGATTTAGGAGATGAGATACTTGAATTTAACAAAATGTTAAACGCAGACCCTGATGTAAGGGCTCAATTAGATGATGTACTAGAACTCCAAGATGCACAAAATCAATTGCATAAAAAAATGAAACCTCTTGAAAAATATGCGTCAGCTCAAAAGACTGTAGACCAGCAATATCCAACTAAAACCCCACCATTTGCAAAAGAGCTGTGGTCAAAGGTTGGTTTAAGACAAGGATTAACCAGAGCCATTGATAAAGGATTAGATAAGGTGGCTTGGACAAATGCTGATATACAAACAAAAATCTACAGCCCAGATTATCTTAAGTTGTATCAAAACACTTATGAAAAGAATATGCCTAAGCAGGCTAGAGAGTTATTAAAAGAGCTTGGCGTTGACCCAGATAAACATTTAAAGAAAACAAAGTTCGATATGGAAGATATGGGTGAACAAGAGGTCTGGTATATCGACATCACTCCTGAGCTTAAATCTAAGTTGATTGATATGCAAGGGAATGTCCGTCAGCCTCTTTACAGTTCCATTGGTGGTGCAGGTATCGGTGGAGGATTATTAGCGACAGACCCGTCAAACTCTGATAACATAAACGCAAATAAAGGATTATTAGCATAATGGCAATAACTAACTATTCAAATTTACAAACAACCATTGCTGACTTTTTAAACCGTGATGACTTAACAACGGTTATTCCTACCTTCATACAGCTCGCAGAATCACAAATAAACAGAGATTTACGACATTGGAAGATGGAAGTAAGGGCAAGTGGTCAACAAGACCCTAGTGACAAATATATGCAGATACCTGCTGACTGGGTCGAAACAATAAGATTTCATATAACAGACGGTGGCACTTACCCACTTGATTTAATATCTCGTAAAGCATTAGAGGACAAAAGAGCAGGAGCAATGGACACGGGTGGTCGCCCAAGATACTACACTCACGCAGACAGTCAATTTGAGTTATATCCAACACCTAATGACACGGTAAACACAGAGCTGTTATATTTTGCGAAAATCGATGGATTGTCAGACGGCAACACATCAAACTGGCTTCTTGAAGATGCACCAGATGTTTACCTCTACGGAGCGTTAATACATTCTGCACCGTATCTCGCAGAAGATGAGCGTGTTGGGGTGTGGGCTCAGATGTATTCTGCGTCAATATCTCAACTTAATTCACAGTCAGAAAAGAGCCGTATGAGTGGTTCTGGACTGACAGTTAAAATAAGGGGAATGGGATGAGTTTTTCAAACTATTTAGAAACAGAAATACTAGACCACGTTTTCAGTGGCAATTCTTATACAGCACCTTCTACTTTGTATTTATCTCTACACACAGCAAATCCTGATGAGGATGGTTCTGGCACAGAGGTTTCTACATCTGGAACTGCGTATGCAAGAACAACAATTACATTCACAACATCTGGTAACACATCATCAAATACTTCAGCAGTAGAATTTGCAACAGCAACTGCTAACTTTGGTACTGTGACTCACGTTGGTGTTTGGGATGCTTCAACTTCAGGTAACTTACTATGTTATGCAGCACTATCTTCATCCAAAACGATTGAGACTGGTGATGTATTCAGAGTACCTGCAGGCGACTTAGACATTACACTAGACTAAGGATAGAGTATGGGAACTTTCGTCTATGGCGATAGTTACTATGGTTTAAGAGCATTTGACTCGACCAATGGTACTGTTGAAGATGCAAGTGCAATAGTAACTGCAAGTGCTACGATTCCTAATGTAAGTTGGGCAGTCGCAGTTGGTAGTGGTGCTATTAGTGTATCTGCATCATCTAGTGCAACAGCAAGTGGTGAATCAGTAATCATTGAGAGAACGGATGAGTTTTCTTATGGTATGGGTTTGTATGGTTACAATGAATATACGCAAGGTGACTTACAAGTTGAAATTACTGCTACATCATTAACTTCTTGTCAAGCGAGAAGAGTTCCAGAAGGTAGTGCATTAGGCAATGGTCAATGTACAACTTCGGTAGATTCTACAACTAACGGAACTCGTATTAGATTTGGTAGTGCATCTGCATCTGCAAGTGCATCAGTCACATCAAGTGGTCAAAAAGTTGGTGAAAGAAGTGCAACAATATCACCTAGTGCAACAACTACAGCGAACGGACAAGGAACATTCCAACCAACTGCAACAGCAACACCTACTGCCACAAATACAGCAGATGGTGTATTTATTATTAGTGCAAGTGGAAGTGCGTCTGTTAGTGCAACAGTTAGTCCTAGTGGTCAAAGAGTTAGAGAAGATAGTGGTACAACAAGTGCAAGTGCTACAACAACATCTACAACAACATTTAGAGTTAGAGAGGGCGATGCAAACCCACAAGCAACTCTTAGTATTGTCGCAGATAGTGAGAAAATATATCAAGGTAGTGCTACTGCCACACCTACTTGTAGTCCGACAGCAGTTGGCAATAGGATACATCTAACAAGTGGAACTTCAGCAGTTCAATCTGCAATAGTTACAATTGGTCGAGAAAAATGGGAGCGTATAGCAAGAGTTTCGACCACATGGGAGTTATTAGTAGCATGAGTTTAATACCTTTAAAATTACCTGCAGGGATATTTAGAAACGGCACAGACTTTGAGCAGTCAGGTCGTTGGCGTGATGCTAACCTTGTTAGATGGCATAACCAATCATTAAGACCTATTGGCGGTTGGACAACAAGAGTGACTGCAGGCGATACAATAACTGGTGTCACAAGAGGAATGATTGCTTGGGTTGATAATTCAGACAACTCAAACTTGGCTATTGGAACAGAATCGAATTTATATTATGTATCAGACGGTGGAACAGTAACAGATATCACCCCGTCTGGATTTACAAGTGGCTCATCATCAGC